TCAACTTGCTCGATAGTCCATGGTTCTTCGGTAGAACCAAACTTATTAACATGTTCTTCAACTAATCTGTTCATAAACCATTGTGCTTTTTGTAGACAAATATTCGGATCATTTTTTTTATCGTAACGCCATAGGTATTTCATTACCGATGCTTTCAGATAGCCGTGAAAGGCTTGGGTATCTAATGAGGATTTGATGGCCTCGATACATTCGACATTGCCTTCTTTATAGTGGCTTGGATTTATTGGATCATTTGTTTGCATTATTTCTCCTTAAAAGGTGTGGGTGACTTATGGTGAATTGGTATGTCAAGCCACCCACTTAGCACTTTGGACAACATGCTAAAACGGTATGTTGGGTTC